GATTCTTAGGATATATTCCGGGAGCTAGGTTTATAAAACCTTTAAGAGCCATTGCTAAATTTACTAGAAACAAATCTATCCCTATGCGTTTTGCAAATTCTGCTACAAAAGGGATGTCTAAACTTTACCCTTCCTTAAAAAGAGATGCTCCTTCAATAGCTAAGATATTTCAAAAAGAAAACAAATTAGGTGACGCTTTGTCTGGTGCTTTTCATTTAGGAGTAGCAAGTGGTGTGTCTGATTGGAGAGGTATTGTAGACGAAGGTATGCCTAGAGCATTAGAATCCATTGGAATGGGTGGTGTTTGGGGTGGTGGTTTTAGAGCGTTAGGTAATACTAAGATGTTTGGTAAAAGATTAACTGTTGCACAGACAGATAGAGCTACTGGTTTACCTATACCAAGTAAACTAGAACCGGGACAGATAGTTGATTACGGTATACGAGCCGCTATAAGTTCAATTACTGCTGGAAAAATGGCTGAGATGGAAGGAGCTCCTACAGAACAACAGATATATGAGTATGCTATGGGAGCCGCATTTAGTTTTAATGACACTCCTCTTCAAACAAGGATAGCAAGAAACGCTATACACGATACAATAAGAAAGAATTACGGATATGAAGAAAACTTTGGTAAGGTTCCAGATGCTGAAGTGCATCCAGAGTATGACACTTGGACACCTGAAATGCAAAAGTTTGTAAAAAAAGATTTTGATGCTTGGTTTGGTCAAGACTCTGAAGTAAAAGCGGCTACATTAATGTTGCAACGACAAGCTATGAAGAACGAAGGGCTGACTCGAGAAGATATTGAAAAGACTATGGACAGGATGGTCAAGAAAAATATAGAAAGTGCTGAGTTTAATCCAGATGGTCAGTTAATAGAGCCTTTATTAAAGGCTGAGATAAAAAAAGTTAAAGACGTCATTAAAGACAATCCTAATAATGAAGATTATCAGGACCTTGATATGCACATTAACGACCTAGAGAATCTTCCGGGTAGAATATCTGGTGGCAATGGATACGTAGACCAGTACATAACACCAAGAACAAAAGAGACTAGCTCTGTACAAAGACTTGTTCAATCGTTAAAGATATCAAAGAAATGGGATTCGTTACACTCAGTAGTCCAAGGAGTTTCTAGACCTAAAGATGGTGCTGTTGAAGAGATGATGGACTACATAAAGAAAGAATACAAGGTTGAGAATGTAGACCAAAAAGAAGTAGACTGGTGGAGAAATTGGGCTGAACAAACTAGAAAGAAAAGATTAGTCTTACAAACCTATTACAAAGATGGTGAAGTAGCTTTTATTGACAAAGGCGTTAGTCCTAGTGGACAGAAAAAAGAGTTAGCTTTTGAACCTCCCGGAATACAGCAGGTATTTGACAACTTACAATCTCTACACGGAGAAGATGGTCCTCAAAACTTTTATACTATATCTGATTTCTTTGTTAGGAAAGGCAAAGAGTATGGATTTGGGAGCATAGATAGGAATAGATTACAATCTGATTTGAATAAAGAGTCTGACGGTACTGGTCCTCCAGCAAAAGCAGACAATGTAATAAGGCAAATTAAATCTAAAATGGCAACTGACTTAGATAAAGCTGGATACTATTATGTAGGTGGTAGAGGTGATAAATCTACAATGTACTTTGTAAAGAAAAATCCAATGGTTAAATCTAAAAATAGAACTAAAGATATAGAGATGATTGAAAAAGCCTATGAAGAAGCTGGATTTTCTAAAGCTGATTTTAGACAGCACCTACTTAAAATGGGGATTAAGTACAAAGTAAAGTTTGCATCTATTGACAACTACTATAAAGATTCCTTGATTAATAACGTATATTATGATATACACAATAACTTTGGTTCTCAAGTAACTAAAGAACAGTTTCCTAAAATGCTTGTTAAGATGTTTAAAAGCGATGGTTTTATTAAAGACGCTAAAGCTTATAACAAAAGAGCTCAGATATGGTTTAATTCAGGGCAAACTACTAATAGTAAAGTAGCAAATGAATACTTAAAGAAATTTTATAGAAAATTCAGAAGCGATTACGACTTGCCAAGAGATTGGAAGCCGTTAGAATTTGTTGGAAAAAAGAAAGACAAGATAAAGATTAGTATTTGGAATGACGAGCTGATGTCTAAGGATGCCGGGACAAAGCAAGACAGAGAGAATATGAAAAGAGGTGAAAGTTTTGATGGTGGTATTCCTGCATTACCTGAATTTATATACGCTTTAAACAAGGCTAATGGTCTAACCAATGAGGGTAAGGTTAACAAATCTTTTATCACCTCACCTGACGCTAAAAATGGAGCATTACTAGGTAAGTATATGTTTTTTGAAGCCTCTCCTAAACTGCAAAAAGCTATGAGGGAAAAAGGTATCCACGCATTAGCACCAAAATCCGGTATAAAGCAAATGGGCTATAGGCGTTTTGCTAAAATTAAACTAAATGATTTTAAACCTTTAACACCTGAAGGCAAGAGAAAACTTCGTGTTGATTTTGAAGCACAAGTAAGAAAATTAATAGGCGTAAAAGGTCTCTTTAGAAATGCTGAGAATGAAAGGAAAAAACCTTTACCACCAGAAAGAATAGGTGATATTTATTTACTTCCAGAGGCTAGAAAAAAAGGCGTTGGTACTGAGTTTGCTAACTTAGTTGAAGATTATAAAAGGGCATTGGGCTTAAGAGAAATAGATATAATGGCTGTTGGTGGCAGAAAAGGTACTGAAGAATTTGACAATGTAGAGTTTTGGAAGAAGCAAGGTTATGAAATTAATGGTAAGAGTCGTGAAGTTACTGTAGGTGACAGGGTTTTAAACCCTGAGATAAGAGGTAAAAAAGTAGCAATGGTTCCAATGCAAAAAAAGCTAGACGTTGAAACAGAGAGATACATTCAAGGTCCTAGTTATGAAATTCCATTAAAAGATATACGGACTGTCTTAAGTGAAGTTACATCTGCTAGAGATATGGTTAGTGCTAAATTTGCTAAACAAATGTGGTCTACTATAACTCATTTTGGAAACACAAAAACAGACCCTGCTAAGATAAAAAGTATGGCTGATGAATTAATTAGAGGTTCAGTTGAAGGTGATGAGACTATAAATAAAGCTTGGGATTCTCACATAAAGTCTCCTAATAACGTTTCTGAACAAGAAATATTAAAAAATATTGACGATGTATCACTTGATAGATTAATGAACGCTGTTACTGATACAAACAACGAATCTTTCTCTAGTAAAGTTTACGATAAAGTATTAAAAAGAAACCTAGAAACCACTAGAGAAGGTGCTAAAGAAGCTGAAGTTATTAAAGATGAGTATTATAAAAGCATAGCTGAAGTAAGTGAGTTTGATAGTATCCTAGATAGAGTGGGTGAGTTATATCCTGAAGGGAACAACGGGTTTTATCTCCATAAAATAGCTAAGAATTACAGACAAAATGCTGTTAAGAATTACATAGTAGATAGAATTAGTAGACCAAAGCTAAAGAACGGTATGAAGGCTAGGATGAGACCTTGGGACCACGGAATGTGGGATGACTTAATTGCTTTAAATGTAAAGCAAGATGAATTTTACCTTGATGAAGGTGCTAGGAAAAAGAAAATATATGACCCTTATTTTGCCAGAGGATACGAAGAGCTTGGTAAGATATGGGATGAGTATAACAAACCAGAAAATGGTATTTACAAAAACAATCCTGAAATTGTAAAGGATATACTTGAAGCTGTAGCAATGCGTGTTCCTATGGACTCAATGTCGGGTGCACACGTTTTAAAATTTGCAGGGTTTACTAAAGCTAAAGGTCAAGGCGTATTGTTACACGGAAGGGTTATGGATGCTTTAGGCGGTGCTGATTTAGATGGAGATAAAGCTTTCATATTCTTTGGTGGAAAGAGCGGGATGTGGAAAGACTGGAAGGAAATTTATAAAGCTCAAAGAGATGAGTTTATTGATAAAGATAACAATGAGATACCAGCAAAAGACGATTACTCTAAGTCAAAGTTTGTTGATAAAGATGTAGAAATTGCAAAGTATAATGGCAATCCTATTTCTAAGTATGACCCAAATTTAAGAGCAATTATGAGCGATAAATCTTCAGATGGTAGAGATACATTAGGAACTGCTGTTACTGCAAGACAGGCTATTGCTTCTGCATATGATACTATTAAATTATCTAAAGGCACTACGTTTGGTCCTGTTCGTTATATCAAGGGGAAATACCTACCTACCCTACTCCAAGATGGCTCTTATTATTTTCCTGTAAAAACAGAAAAAGGTAAAGTTGTTTACGTTAAACAAACACCAAAGAGAAGTCTTAACAATTTTAAGCAGTTGTCTAGAGCGGCTATTAATCTTGGTGCTGACCCTATGGATGAAATGGGAATAGTAAGTGGGGATGTAATGAAGCAAGTGCTTAACGAATCTGCTTTTACTTACGAATTTGCTAACTATAAAACAGTTGGTAAAAAGAATAAGCAAAGATATGTTTTTTCTAAAGCTCACGATTTAATGAAAAACAACGATGCTTTAAAACAGATGTTAGCAAATCTTAGCAAGGGTGGTTTGCATCAAAACTATTCTAACGCTAATAACGCTCTGTACGGAAGAAACTTTCAAACTGGTAAGAAGTATAGCCTTGGTGAAATACAATCAGGTACTAACGATATTAGCTGGGTTCCTGAAGAAGGTAAAAGAAACTTATTAAACTTTATTGCTGATGAGTATAAGCAAATACCTTATGAGGATAACTTATTTAAAAGATTAAACGTAGAAGAACTAAACAATTTATACGATTATAACAAACGGGAGTTAAGTGACCGACCTGACTTACTGAAACTTTTTAATAGAACAAGTATGGGCACTCGTCAAGGTCCTATGATGAGAGAGATTATAGCTAATAAACTTTATTTATTAAAGAATAGAGATATGTTGTCTAAGAACGCTAATAAAGAAAAGTTTTGGGATTTATTTACTCGCAAATGGCATCCTCAATTTGATGCAGTAAATGCAGGTAGAAAACAAAATGTGATGGGGACTATACCTTCGCATTTATATGGAGATTTAATAGTTAATAGAAAAAATGCTAGTTACAAAACTAAAATGCAGTACTTAGAGCATAAGTTAAATCAAGCAGAAGATTTTCTTGTGAACGATTTAAGCGATATGTCTTCTTTAAAGCACATATTATCTGTTAGAGATAAGCATAGCATAACGGACAGGGATTTTAAACGTGTTAATACCCTTGTTAATAACGTTAAGAATGATTCCTTCTGGGTTAAGAAAAATCAAAAAGATTTAAGGCAAGAAATACAGAATGTAGTAGAAGAAACTGGGGATGCTAAAACAGGTGAAGGATTTCTAAAGTTAATTGAAGGTGCAAAGAAAGGTGGGGACTCTGGTAAAGCTCAGCAGGAAGTAGACAGGCAGATACTTATAGATAAAAAATCTCTTAAGAGTACAAAATTAAATGAATTGTATGATTCAATGCTCCTCGGTACGTTTCAACAAACAAATAAAAGACTTCTTAATTACTTAGACAATATGAAGGGTTATAAAACTCCTCCAGAATTAAGGTTCATAGAAGTTCTTAGAAAAGCTGGACAAAATACAGCCTTACTTAGGTTAGGCTTTCAAAGCCCTAATGTAAAAGACGCTAGTATAAAAGCTCATCTAAACGAATATAACAAGTTGTATAAAGCTATTGTCCAACCGACTGCAAAAGAAGTTGAAGAAGCTTACACCGCCGCTAAAGGAGATGAGAGCGATAATCCTACTAGGTATCTAAATGATTTAGGTGAGCCTGTAAGGAACAAAATAATAGAAGCATCAACCCTTGATGAATCAGGGAAGTATTTTATGGACTATATTGAGCCTTGGGCTGGAGGTAAAAAGGCTAAAATAAAAGATAGAGATTTATTGCGTACGGTGTATAAATTAAAAAACCATTTAAAACATTACCACAATTTAGACTCAAGAGACTTTAACGGTTTGTTTCGTAGTTTGTTCCAAAAGAATATTAATATGGCTAGTAAACAAGATTATGAAAATTTTGAAAAGTTCTTTCAGGATATGAGAGATGGTAGTACTTGGACTAGGTTTATTAGTTGGGTTAGTGGCAAGAAAGATGAGAGACCGGAAATAGAAAGAAGGTATTGGAATAGATTTCCCGAAGCTAACCAAAGAGAATGGTTAAAGTATCCGGGTATGGTTAAATGGAAAGAAGATGTTACGCCTTTTAAAGACAGATTTAACAATAGTATTATGGGTAGGTCCGTAAGACCTACTACTGTTATAGGTGATATACAAAATTTTGCTTGGAAAGGTGCTGAATTTGCTCTTTCAACTACGGAAGAAGAAACTAAACTTCTTCAAGATGAGCTGTCTCCTTACACGCAAACTAATACAGATGGCTCTGATTTACATAAGATAGCTGTTTCTATTAGAGAAAGGAATATGGTTCATCACATCAAAGAAATAATGGGTGATGACCCTTTACTTATGAATAAGCAACGAGCTTATTTAGATAATTACAATGAAGTTCAACCCTTGTATAATAAGTTAAAGAAAAAAATATACGCTATACCTGCAAAAGATGGTGTAAAAAACCTTACTGGTGAAGAAGTAATTAATAAAATTAACGATATATACACAAGAAAGAATAAAGATATAGGTCAGATTATTAATGGTGATACCGAATGGTTTGATAACTTTACTAAAGTAGCTTACAATAAAAACGGTGAAATAACTTGGAGAGGTTTAGACAAACTATATAGCAAGTACTTAAGCTACTCTAAAGAAAAATTTAGATTAGGTCAAAACTTTGAAATAAAGAAGTTTGGTGTTAATGGTATGCAAGAGATAAACAAACTTGTTGCTCTTAAGTTTTCTCTTCCCGTAAGTAAACGTTCATATAAGTTGTTAAAAGAATACTCTGGCAAACTAGGACTTGGTAAAAAAGTTACTGAATTATGGGATGCTGAGGCTTACTATCCTCACGTATCTTTTGATAGAAAGAATATTGATATACTTTTATCTAAGTCTTTAGACGCTATTTTTAAGAATACTAAGTCTACTAAACGAGAAAAACAAGAAGAAGCTAAGAAGCTAATCTATCAGTCTAAGACTATGACTGGTGACTGGGCACCTAAATCTATTAGTGAAGAGAACTTTGATGCTATGCAAGACGTTTATACAAGAGCGGCTGGTGATGTAAGACGTAAGGGTGAAAAGAACATACTACCTTTATCCTTTAAACAATCTTATAGCCAATATCAAAGAGAGTCTCATTTACCCGGATGGTCTCGTGAGGCTGCAGCTTATGAGGCTAACATCAAGAACCTTGTTGATTCGTTCTATAAAGAAAGTATGCTTACTCTATCTAGAGCTCACATTCAAGAGTTTTATAGAAAGTTTAGAAAACAATCTAATGATAAAGACCTAGCTAACAGATGGTCTAATTTCTTAAAATTATTTACTCAATCTTCTATGGGTTACCCTATTGATATACCAGAGTCTGTTCAGAATGACCCTAAGATGAAGATTAGTTATACTCCTTACAAATCTTTTGCAGATAGTAACGTTAGAAAAAGAATTGATTCTATTAGGAATAAACTTGGAATAACAAGTAAAGCATTAGAAAAGTATGGTGTTTCTAAAGAAGATTCTCAAGATTTAAATCAATACAGTCAGAGTAAGCTCCAATTTTGGAGTGGACTAGAGGCGAAATGGCAGATGGCATCACTTCTTGCTCATCCTAAGTCAGCTATAACTAACTTATTTGGTGGTCAAGTACATACTGGTATAAGTGCAGGAGTTGAAAATTTAAAGAACGCTAGAGATATTGATTATCTAAAAACAAATATCAACCCTAATTGGCGTAGTATGAGAGACGTTGAGCAGTGGGTAGAAAGTTTAGGTATTGTTGAAGAGTTTTTATTACACGAAGCTGGTATGAACAAAGAACTTCGTGGTCGTAGAATGGAAAATTTTGTTAAAGATTTCTCATCTAAACTAAAAGGTAAAGATGATTTAAAAGATACAGAATATAAAGCTTTAATTAAAAAGCATAAGATTACAGATAGTATGTGGAATAAAGCATCTTGGTTTATGAGAAGACCTGAAAGGACTCTTCGTAGAGATGCTTTTATAGCTCATTATATACAAGCTAAAAAGAATTTTGGTGGTGCCATAAAAGATTATGACCACCCTTTTTTAATAGAGATGGGTAGGAGGGGAGTTAAAGCTACACAGTTTTTATACTCTGCTCCTTTTAGACCAATGTGGACTAACAGTGCCTTGGGTAGGGTAATGTCACGTTTCCAGTTATGGAGTTGGAACTCTGTACGTTTTAGAAAAGACTTATTAAACGAAGCTAAATTGAGAGGTTTTACACCGGGGACGCCAGCGTTTAATCGTGCTAAACGATTAGTAACTGCTGATGCAATGATGTATGGCTTATCAGGTATGTTTATGTACAGTCTTTTTGATAACGCACTTCCAGCTCCTTGGAATTGGTTTCAAGATGCAGCCGCCGCTATGTTTGGTACTGACGAAGAAAGAGAACGTGCGTTCTTTGGTCATCCGGCTGGACCACTATCTATTGTTAAACCTCCATTGTTAAGGTTTGACCAACCTATTTACGAAGGATTGATGAATGGTAATTGGGATAAAATGACGGACTATTATCTGTACACACTTCTCCCGTTTGGTAGAATCATTAAGGATGTAGTTGGTCCGGGTGGAGCTATGGAGAACCCATTTTACGCAGTAGAAAAATTTACAGGAGTACCTTATATACAAGGTGGTAAGTTCTTACAAGAAGCAAAGAAAGGAGATAAGGATGCTAAAGGTATATTCTCTGACCTTTATTAAAGTTCGAACCCTGTTTAATGTAGATGTTTTTTCTGAATATTTAGTGAGGGGATAAAGGATAATAAATCCCCCCACTATGCGACCTGACTATGGCAAGTAGTAAAGTGTTACTCTATAACAGGTAACACTGAGGTCTCAAAATAAATACAATCATCTGGATTGCAGTCTTTGCCTTTCATTTTACTATCTATAAGTTGGTAAATAGTTCCATCTTTAGTACACTTAATCATACAACCTAGACACTTACCAACATTGTAATTAGCACAATATATTTGTGCTGGTCTAGTATTAATCATATTAATATCCTGTTAATTTTCCATCTTTTGAGGCTATGTACTTACCCGATTTTACAGCTCTTTTTACATCACCAGCATACAAAGTTTTACCCTTGTTGCCTCTTGCGACACAGTATGTTTTACATCTGTCACACTTTGTATGTAGTCTAAAATGCTTTATGCCTCCTATTTTACCACATACGCAACGTATATTGTTGTCAGTTCTTGCTACTAACTTTTCTCTTTTGGATTGTTTTAATTTGATATGTTTCATTTTAACTCCTTGTTTATAACGCAGTGTTGATGGTGACTGGAATCAATATCCATCTTTCGACTGGGTGCGACCCAATTAGCCTAGTCCACTGCGTTAATTTAAATTTACTAAGGGCAATTCCTGACGCCAACCATTTTACATTTGTCTTCTTTTTTTTCTTTTAGCTTTGTATACTTGCTAGACTATTGTCATTATTGCTATATACTAACCTCACAGAGCAACCTTTCGGTTACAAACTCTGACTAATGTGGAATTACCCTTAATTTTTAATCGCAGTTAGAACCGGGAATACATTTTATAAATTCACCGCTTCTAGTTTCTAACTCTGTTTCGTCAGATTCATTCCAATTACAGCTTTCTTTCATAGTTTTAATCAATTCTTTTACTTTATGACCGTATTGTACTTGATTTTCTCTAAAAGCTTCGTTGCTAAGCATCGTTAATCCTTTGAATATTAATGCTATTTCATCTGGTTGAACTGTTTTTCTATTATATTTGCGTTCTTCATCACGCTTTGTTTTTGTTTCCAACAAGACTGCCGCTAGATACACTACTAAGTCAATCATTTCTTCTATTGATTCTGCTAGATTGTCTCTACCGCCTTCACCGTTTAAAGGTATATCTTGACCATACTTTTTCTGACCCATATCGAGTCTTTCTTTAACTATGTTCAATACTTGTTCATTAGTGCTTTTATCTGGTATCTTCATTACCATCTGCCTCCTTTGGCTAATTTTCTCATTACGTATTTACTTAATTCTTCTGGTAACTCTCCAACAAGTTGCATTAACACTATGAAATCATCTTCGTTAAGTGGACCTTTACGAGTATTGCAAGTCTTGCATATCAACTGCAAGTTATCCTTACTACTCTTACCCTTTTTAACAAGTGGTATGATGTGGTCGCATACTATATTCCTATAGTCTAGCGTTTTATCACAATACTTGCACCCTGTACCATATACATCAAAAAACATTTGTACTACACCTGCTTTATCTATAGTGCATTCAACTTCATTTTCTTCACTACGTCTTTTTAAAGATGACATTAGTGTTGACATTTTAGATGATAGTTTTTTATATGCTCTATTCCAAAATGTTTTATGTATTGGGTATAGCTTAACTTTAAATTCTTCTTTTTTCATAATGTGTTAGGAGGGTGGGATTAACCACCCCCCATTCCTTTTGCTAGGCTAAAGTATACTCTGCATACTTGTTACCAGTATGTGACTCAATTTTGTTGGTCTCTATTTTATGACCTTCTTTTCTTAAGTCGCATATTACTGCCGCTAATCTAAAACATCCACACGAATTTAAAGCTAACATTGGGTTAACCTTAATTCCGTCTTTTAGAAATTTTAATATCATTGACTTTTGGGTTTGCTTTTGTCTTGGCATATATTCTCCTTTGCCTTTACTAAGTGAAAATGAAAACCGAATTTCCATATACTAATTGACACGTCTATATCAGCAGAGTCGTCTTCTGGGGTAGGATTTCTATCATCTAATGTTAACGCACCTATTCTTAATAAGTTAAATAGCGTTAAATACATTCCCTTGACATACTTGTTGTTGATAATATCTCCACGTATCATTCCTCCTAGCATATTCATTAGCTTCTCCTCACTCTTTTTACTCTTTCTGCGTGGAATCCGGGTATCGTACTTCCTTCACTGATAACTTTACGAGCTTTCTTTTTATCAATTTTCTCTACGTGTTCCCAAAGTTTGTATTCATCAGGGATTAGCGTGTGATTTACGATTGCTACCGGTCCTAGTGTTTCATACATCTTATATCTAGCAGTATCTGTTTCATATACGCCATTTTCATCGCCCAACTCTGAGACTATCATAGGTAGTAGGTTTTTATTGAAGTATTCTTTCATTCCTTCAACTGCTTTTTTCCTAACTCTTAATCTAGTTTGTTCGATTTTAATAGCTTCTATCTCAGCCTCTATAAGATGCTCTCTTCTGGATAGTTCGACCATAAAATAGTCTATACCATCCACTTTTTTTCTAATCTGACCTTGTATACTTGTCATCTTTTCTTCTAACATTAAATGCTCTTCATTTTCTGTTGTCATTTGTAAGTCAATGTCAGTATCAATATACTCTCCTATCAGGTCTCTTGTTGTTTTTTTTCTATCCATTACTTACCTCTGTTCTTTTTCGATGTGAACTGCTTGCTGGATATACCATTCTAATTGCTTTTTAACTGACCTTTTTTCTTTTTCAGCTATTTTCTGTAGCCACATTTTTTCTTCAGGCGTTATTTCTGCTTTTACAATGTGCATTTTCTTCATAATCCTCTCCTTTGTAATCTAAATGATGGAGTCCATTCTAAATCAACTGTGAACAGGTCACCATCTGAGTTTTTAAATAGCTCTACGTTTTTGTGTTTGCTATCTTGTTTTCCATTTATACCAATTACCTTACGAGATGCGTTTTCTATTGCACCCGAACCTTTACCTGCGTAAATGTCTAGTATTTGGTTTCTGCTGTATTCTCTTGACACTTGGGAGACTTGTATTATGATTATATCCATATTGACAGCTAAGTTTGATAAATAGTGTGAGATATATTTAATTTGTTCGTACTCGCCTCTTATGTGCGGCGGAGTCTCTACTAAATCTATATAGTCCACTACTACTAACTTAGGTTGAAGGTCCCTAACTTGTTTTTGAATTAAGTCAGGAGATGGGCTTATTGTTTGCATAACCATATGTTCTAATAAATGACCATATTGCTTGCCTACGTTTTTACTATCTTTTGACACTTCTTCCTTACTTAAACCACTTGCTATTTGAAGATTGCGTCTGTGCATATACCAGCCACTTAACTCTAACGATAGAAATAGCGTTGGTAACTGCCATTCCTTGTTTATTACGTTCTTTTCAAAATCGTAACCTAAGGCTATGTTTTGAGCTAGTGTTGTTTTATTAGCACCAGTTGGACCGAATATTGTTACTAACTCACCCGGATACACTGTACAGTCTTTATCTCCTAGTCCGAACATAGCACTTAAGTCTATAGCTCTACCAGAAAAGTCAGTTTCTAAACGCTCTTCTAAGTCCTTTTGTAGGACACCAGCAGTTTTTACGTCTACTAAGTAGTCTTTATTCTTGTAATATACGCACTTTGGTGAACACACCGTTTTTAACAAGGCGTCTTGACATCCATACTTGTACCCATAATTATAAGTAGACTCTACTTTGTCTATTATTATTTGAGGGTTAAGCTGGTTGTTATTCCAGTGTAACATAGCGGCTTTCGTAGCGTCACTTGGTATTCCGTGTCTTCTAAAGTGTGAAGCAACACGCATTACTGAATGATTCCTACTGCCTCTTTCTGGACCATTGTTGTATATTGTTTGTATGCAAGGAACAACAGTTAAGTTTTCATTTACCTTACCCATAGCTTTAACTTCAGGTATATCTGTACATATGGTACTTTCCATATTTCCATCACCCCATAGTTCCGTACCCATATACTCAGTTCTCCTGCTTTGTGCAAGTTTTTGAATATCTGTATACGTACCATTCATTAGCTCATCTCTGGATATTGGTACTTTGAATAGCTGACTTTTAATATTTAAACTGTGAGCCATTCTAATGATTGCTGTCCTGCTGTACACACTTGGGTCTAATTTAAAATTGGTAAATGCTGTCATCATTGTTTGTTTAACAACGTATGGCAGTTCATTATCTTCTTTAAAATTAAAGTTTTCACCAGCTAACATTATATGATAGCCAGTCCCACTAAAGTAACATTGGTAGTTACCATCTTTTAGATTATATTCGCTTTCAGCAAAACTAAGGATGTCTTTAGTCATACTATGCGTATACTCATCTGTGTTATCACCCTTATCGACATCTATTGGTATTTCATCTACGAACCTAGTTCCCAAGAAGCTCTTTACAGTCTTATTCTTATTTACGAAGTCTAAACCTTCGTCATCGTATATATATACGCTTCTGTAAATTGCTTGTGTTTGACCAGCCTCATAAACAATATCCCACATTTCATCGTAAGGGACTAAGGTCCCCCTCCTTGAAGGGGAACCTATAGCCATTTCTACATACTTAGCCACTTAGAAAGTGGTTTGATTTGCAGAACCCGCCACTTGACCATTAGCTGGCGTAGCAACAACACTACCTTCCTCTCTAATGAGACTTTTGGATTTTAAGAATTGGATAAACGATTCCAACTCTGCTCTTCCTTTTTCTGTATTAGAGGTAATGCGAGGATATACTGTTGTATATGAAGTACTAGGGTCCTTCTTTGAAGGTTCTTTGTACACATAACAATAGTACTCTCTTTTAGGGTCGATAGGATGAGGTTTGATATGCTCTTCTAATGACTCAAGCAAATCTATTGCTTTACCACTTTCATCAACCATATCACCCTTTACATCCGGACCTCCTTTGAACCCAACAGTATCAGCAAACCGATACCATTTCTTTAGAAGTGAACAAGTCTTAATGTTCCCGTCTGCTTCTCTATCATAAGAACCTAACAGTTTCATATCGACTGGATATTGTGAACCTTCTATGTCTAACTGCACTCTTAAGAATAAATCAGCCCAATCAAACTTAGTTGTTTGGTCTTCTAGTTCTGTAATTGCACACGCTTGAAAGCCGAGGTAATTCGCTCCTCCTTCACTTCCACTATCTATATCACTTGGTCTGAATGGTACATTACTCATTCTTTAGTCTCCTTGTATTTTACTATTTCATTAACTATACTCTTGTAATCAAATGGTAGTACTTTCTGGCTGAGTGGCTTTAATCTACTGCCTACTACACGCTCATCGTATGTCTCAAATGAAACATAATACTTTCCATCGTCCTTATTAGCTGTTGAGTATCCGATTACATCTGCTTTAGCCGCTAGACTATAGCCTAATCCACGAGGTAACTCTGGACTTAATTGTGCTTTACCATCCGTGACTGTTGTAGTCTTTGAATGTGACACTAAGATTAAGTTGCCTCCTTTCTTCTTGATAAGGGTTTGGAATCTTTTGATGATGTCTACGTTCTTCCTTCTGGCTTTACCCCAGTCAGCTCCCCATTGACCTTCACCCATTGCAGTGATTCCAAGCTCGACACATACTACTTCTTCGACCCACTCATTTACTTGTCCAAGTGTGTCAATTACTACCGTGTCGTAAGGTAGCTCGTCCCATTCTTTATCTAACCATTGGTATGCTTCGATTAAAGAGTAAACAGGCATCGGTTTTTTCTTATCTGGTCCACTTCTGTAGACAAAACCACGCTCTATTGGTGGGACTACTTCTACTTGTGCAGTTCCTGACTTGGTAACTTGTTTACCATCTTTCATCAGGGCTCTGTATGGAGCATTTAGACTGGCTATTGTTACTACATTAGCGTCATCTACAAACTCTGCACCTAAATCAGTATCTAGTAATAAGACACCTTTAGAGCCTAGTTCACTCCAGCTTGCACAGGCAGTTGTTTTACCTGTTTTTGGCTGACCTATAAATAAATAAGTCAACCCTGAAGGTATACCTGCCCCCCAGTTAGTCTGTACTTTACGTACTTCTATCATACGATTACACCTCCGTATTTAGTTTTGGTATTATTTGGTTCCCATATGTTACGATATGAGGACTCAAGCAGGTATAAATATAGTCATAATAACTTAAATTACCAACTATATTATACACTTGAGCTACAATCATTGATGCTATAAACTGAGCGGCAAAGACTGTATGTTTCATTGAACACGGGGGCTTTGGTACACTATCTGTTGGAACCCATTCATCCATATAGGTAGAATGTGTCCTGCTTGTTTGTGTACTTAATTCTACTGTAGTGGCACCCATACGTCCGTCAATAAAGAAATCCCTGTTAGGTAATTCTAACCATTTTTCATAGGCATTCTTTCTTGATTCCATATCATCTGTGCATACAATAGTTCTTGGATGAGCAGGTTCAAATGGTAACCATTTACGGGGTATTCCCTCAAGCCATTGGTCGTCATCTGAATACATTTGATTTAATGCTCCTGCTGCATCTATTTTACTTTTTCCTACCATATCGAAAGGATAAGCTGTGCTACTTAAATTGTGCTCAGCTACACTATCGTCATCCCAGACAATTAGTTCTTTCCATCCCATAATAGTAAGTGATTGTATTACAAAAGACCCAATACCGCCAGCACCTATGATTGTTATGTCATTAAGTTTCTTTTGGTCAATTAAGTCTTTGTTTCTTAAGAACCTGCTACTCATTCTCTCCTCCAGCTTGTTGTTACGAAGTTTACCATTAAAAGAAAGATAAAGAATCCTACTCCTATTAGCACACAACTAACAGATATTAAAAATAGATTAATACTCCATTCCCATAAATCTATTAATATCATATTTTCATCTCCTGAAAGCTCTCCATTAATAAGTAAGCTTCTTCTTCGGTCCCAAACATAGCTTGGTCTTTAATCTTAGTAGCTTCATCATAGATGTCTTGTTGTTTTTGCATCCTTTTTGCCCAGATTCTTTTTTTCTCATTCTTGTGATTCTCTTTAAACTCTTTCCATTTTGGCACAAACGCATCAATCTGTATAGTTCCTGAGTTATTCCAAGCACGAGTATCACTTGTTAGTTCTGTCATAAGAACTTTAACCATCATTTCTTTAGAGCCAAAAGACAATAGTTTTAAATTAATAGCTGATGCTAATAACTTTTTGTCTGACACTGTATAGTCATCTTTTGGCAATAGTTCGTTTATTTTTGCTTCTGCTACTTCATCTATTCTTTTTATAAGGTACTTTTTCTGTGGTATTGTTAACATATTACTACTCCTTGATTATTGGGGACTGGTCCGGCTTTTATCACAAGTGTCACATAGTCGGTTTTATTACTATTGGCTTCACAGCCCCCGTTATTTTATTAAACTAGCCCTAATCGGTCAATATACCAATGCGGCTCTACTTTAGGGTCTATGTTTCTAACCCTTTTTACAAACTCGTCTTCTGTTATCTCATTGGACTCAAGCTTTTCGTAATCTTCCGCTATCAATTCATTAATTTCCTTTTGGTCTTTAATGTCTGATGATGAATGAGCACCCAATATAGTTCTGACTGGTTTGATTTCGTTACTTTCGGTTACAACACTTGACATTACGTTTTCACCAAACATATGTGTCTGGTCGTAACGATTCCACTTGTAGTTGTAGCCGCTCTTTGAAAAAGCACTTTTTGCCTCTTCTTTCTTCTTTGCTATTAGGTCTGCTTCTACACGCCATTCTGGTTGTGAGGTTTCTTTATACTGAGTTTTTACTTCTCCCTCTATCATCTGAGAGAATCCAAACTGGTCTTTGTAACCCACTGCTGATACGTATTTCTCTTTTGCACTTGCTACTACTGTTGAGAAAAACAAACCATCTTTTGATGACTCTTGATGTATTGCTTCTTCATCTGTTCCACTAAAGAAAGCACCCATCGTATGGTGACTGTGTATAAGCCCTAGAAAGCATTTACCTAGTCTAGGATGCTTTTTATATACTTCTGGTAATAGCTTACCCAGCTCTTCACCATCTTGTTCTGTGCTTGAGCCATCACCTAAGTCTATTGGTACGAAATGCTCTAGCTTTACTTCAAGAGGGAAACCATTTTCTGTTTCTTTCGTTATTCTGTACCACGCTGGTCCTGACCATTCAGTGCTACTAAAACGTCTCAATAGATAGTTGACTTTCTTCACTATAACTGTTGGAACTGTAAGCGTGAAGTCCGCTTCCTGTGTGACTACATTGTGTAATGTTACTTTTTCTTTCATCCTTTACCTCTCTTGTTTCCATTTCTAGTTGTTTTATAATGTGTGATTTAGCTTTAGCATTTAAAAACTGCTTCCACTCTGTTAACATATTCGTATTGTTTGAATATGGCAGTAGTTTCTCCAGCATTAAAAATACTCTTTCACCTATCGTTACTTTTAAGTGCTCAACTGCTTCCCTATCTGACCATTCTTCTCTGCTTGTTGTATTAGGGTTATAGTTGTCTATGTACGTTTTCATTTGCTTTATTGCTTTGAAAATATCTCGTATGTTATCTTCTTCTTCTATAGTTGGTCCATAAGCATTGTTAATAAACCTTGTATAGCTTCTAATTGCATATAAAACGGCAGAACCTCTATATAAGTAGTTGTTAGCACTTCTACCCATAATAGCAGTTATCTCCTTGTAAAGAATCTCATCTTCCATAACATTCGTTATTATTTTGATGGTGTCTCCTTCTTCTCTAATGGCTCTTTCCATTTCAAGAACTGCTGTTGCAGTTGGTCCTGTTTGATGATGTGCACTGTTGTTATGCAGATTGTCAATCTTAGTCCTAAAACTCCTAGCAGATACGGCTATATAAGCTTCGTCTTTAAAGCAAGATATATCTAGTACTCCATCATTAGTACTTCCTATTGCATCTGTATAGTTGTTTACAATAGCCCAGTCCATTACAGGACCTGTATTAAGAGTATTTACTATCCTAGCATTGCTCATTACTTTCTTTAAGCTATTATCTGTAAATGGCTTTATTGCTCGTTCTAGCTTCTTTATCTTGCCATCTTTAGTATCCCATTTATCTGACTTTATAAATGTTAAACACTTTGCATAAACATATAATGCCCCTTTATCCATACCTTGTTCCTTTAGCTCTCTTAATCCGTCTCTATCACACTGAACTGGATGGAATCTATTATAGTTACCTTCATCAAACATCCTTGAGATTTCATTCATTGTTTGTACTAGAATAATGTAATCTCTAAAGTTATCTGCTGTTTTGTAATCTATATATTCTCTGTATGAATTGTTAATATCCCAATACGCATCGTTCCTTGTCCAGTTACATATAAAAGAAAAGGCAACACTGCATAGAGCTGTGATATTATTACTTGCTATTGTAGACGCAAAAGCCTCACTAAAATAACCTAAGCAAGGTTTTAAATCATTGCTTACGTGTGGATGAGTAGAGATGTCTCCTCTAACTATCTTTCTTAAGCTTGGATTGTCTGGCTTACCTAGAAAATTAGAGAATTTGTGTGCTACTCTTATTAAAAAATCATACCCGCTAGTTAACTCTTGTTGCACATTAGTTGTAATCTTTACCTCTGGGTCATTCATAGTAAATAATAAACTCATACTTGGCATTAGATACTTTCTACTACCTTTTAGAGTTCCTCTTCCTAGATTGATTTTAAAACTACTTCTACTAATTCCATCCAGAACAGAACCTTCAACAATAGGGGAATGAAAATTAACTGAGCTTCCTGCTTTAAGCTCTGTGTAATACTCATCCCAATAAGCTTGACTCTTTAGTTCTCCTGAACGATTATTGTTTTTAAGCCATACTGGTACTATTTTATCCAGCAATGATTGTTCTCCACTGGTTACTGGTACGTTTTTGTCCATTAGATTCTCCTTTATTTTAAACAGAGCTCCCTCCTACTATCTTCTATAGCCCTTCTTCCAGAAACTATAGTGTCATACTTCGGTCAGGAGCCCTGTTATGTCTAATATTAAAAAGTTGAGAGGGCAAGTTTCCTTACCCCCTCATTTATACTACTGAGACAAACCAGATGTAACCTTACTTGTTGAGAAAGCAATAAAATCATTGTCTCTAAGGTTGTAGTTTGGTTCTACTGTCTCACCACCGACTACTATCTTGCAACTCTCTAGTGAAAAGTCTTCACTAGCCGCAATCTCTGCTGGTGTTGTTGCTGTTACGTTGGTCTTTAGTGGTTTACTAGGCATTTGTACTGTTATGTTAGTTGCCATTATTCGCATCTCCTACCTGTTTGTTAGTCCCCCGTGAGTCAGGTAATACATCATCGGGTTCTGTTTGTTTAAAACGTTCGTTAAACTTGCTTGGTGTAGATTGGTGTTCACAATCATCGCATATAATGCCTATTTGAGAGTAGTCTGATTCACTAGAACCATACTCTTCAAATGTTGTATTTGTTGAACCACACTTACTACACTCATAGCCAGCATAATCACCGCCTATTATTCTTAATCCATCCATAAGCCTTGTTTCATTCTTAGCTCTATTTCTTGAGAATTAGTTACCAAAGCTTTCTCTCTCCAATAGTCTATTGTGTCATTTTGTTCCTCAAGTTTATTAGTCAAAGTATTGAGGACCATTATTAACATTACCATTGTACTTAGTAGCAACATCATTGATACTACTAGTAATACATCCATCATCTTCCAAACTCAGGTTCACCTATTGAAGCTAGTTGTGGATGAACAGATATTAATTCCTGATACTCTATCTCTTCCAGCTCGATGGCTTTCTTTAGTAAAGCTTCCGTATCTTTTAAGTACTTATCTACATCTATTCCGTGACGCTTAAATAGTGCGTCTATCTCTGCGAATTTACCCATTACATTTCTCCTTGAGTGTTTGCCACTCTGTGTAAAACATTATTGCAATTCCGGTTACTATACCTAGTAATCCAGATAGTATGAACTCTGTTAATGTTACCATTGTTCTGACTCCGGTTTAAAGTTTGTCTTATAATAGCCTCTTCTTCCATCCTTTTGATGGTCGAGCCAAGTAAGACCTCTTTCGTTTGCATACTTTCTATGCATCATAGTCACCTTTCTTCTAACGCAATTCTTACACGTCTTCCTTTGTTTCTTATACGTAGGGAAGTCAGTGTAATACCTAGTCTCTTTGACTGTGCTAGTCCACGTTGTTTCGTGAGAACGTTTACACCATTTACAATAGAAGATGTTATTGTCTGCTACTTTAGAGTCAACTGTTCTATGCTTACCTAGCATTTCCTTTGTTGTTTCTAATGAGCTTTTATTATACTGTTCGTGATACCATTTCATAATGATACTCCTTTCAATTATAAAAGGGCACAACTATAACAGTATCATTCAACTGTTTTAATCACTATACGATTGGTTACGTCTGTGAAATAGTTATGCTCTTTTGTTACGGGATGCGGAGTCCCTGACTATATCATATGGCTGTGATATACGCTGTTGTAGCCAATAGATTAATGTCAAGCATTTCCGGATTCCTGCTAGTAGGTGTGATAAAATATAAGGGCGGAATACACCACCCCTATATACGATATGCTTACATCTCTACTTCTTTAGGTACGGAGTACTTATAGTAGTATTCGATGCATTCGACACCAGATTGTGTTGTTCGTGACGAACCAAACACTTGCCCTTTAGGGTAATCTACGTCTCCTAGCGTCTCAAGTTCTGGAAAGACTTTAGCTAGGTTTTTGATGCCTTTGGCAGTAAGAAGTTCCGGTAACGACCCGGCTTCTTCAAAGTTATCCTCCTTTTGGAGGATTACTATACTATGTGGAACTGGAGCCTTACCTGACCTATGGTCATAGTAACGGCTCTGTTTATTCACGATGGGTCTCCCATCTACTCTCACAGGTTTACCTTGAGTGTCTCTTTCATAGTCCTGAGCGTTATACGCCGAATGTACTTTGAATGTTGTAGCCATAATGATTTATCCTTTATTGGTTCAACCTATGAGTTCATCTCATAGATTATTGGACATAGTCCAAAACTAACAGGGGATGTTGACAGGAGGTGGAGGCTCGAGCGATTAGCGAGACGGTTGAGCAACCGGCAGGGGGCTGACGTATTGTGAGGAGGGACGATACTCAATGCGGTTAGACCCCCACGGGGGTGAAAACCGACCCACCGGGTCAACTAGTAAAGCACGTACTCCCAAAGTATTTCTATTTTTGAAATATTTTATAATTTTTTTCTAGTTTTTTTGTGTAATTTTTTGTATGAATATTATAATAATTTTAATCATTTCAGGACTTTCATTAAGCTTTGTAGTAGAAGAACCTACTATCTCCGAAGGGGAGCATTCAGTATTTGACGACATATTTGACCAAGACAGCACATACCATCAATATCTAGATATTTGTAACGGTGAGAACTGGTGTTGGAGACACAATATGTGGGAGAATGTTAGGATAGTAAACCCTAGCAGAGTACGTAGAAAAGACGAAGAATAGGCTAATCGGGTATCTTGTTTATATCGTGAGGTTTAAGCTACTCCTCTTAAAGTAAATCATAACTATTGTAACTTTACTAAAACGGTTTTACATTTTAGTAATATTTGTTAGTTACACATAACGATTTATCAAGGGGTAGTTTTCGTAAGTGGTTGATATAAAAGAATACATCAATGATGATAATTCATTAAACTATGATATGCTATGGAAGAACCTTGCTTTAATAGTGGGGTTCAAAGCAGAACAAAAACGAGGAGTATTATTTTATGAAATCACCGAAGCTTTTAAGCATTATAAAAAGAACCTCAAACATACTGATACTAATGTTGGACCTCCAAATATTAAAGATGAGGTACTACATAACCCGACTACTAAAGTCCCTAGGTCTCATAAAGTAACTGAAGACTGGGTAATTGCCTATATAAACCAAGAAGCCAAGTCTAGCTTTACCAAGACTGATGACTTTTGTTCCTATGATGCACACGAGGAGCGGTATGTTGCAGAGATTAAAGTGCGTAACAAACATTATGACACTTGTTTAATCGAATGGGAAAAGTGCTTAGCTAATTTAGGTCACGCAGACATAGATGGTAAAGAGTTTCTTTACATAGTAGTCACAACTTCACATATATACGTATTTAACGTAAGCAGTATACAGAAAAGTTCCTCTGTAATAGAGTGGGAAGACAAAGAATTACCAAGAAATAGCCATTTTGGGGGATATAATGATAGGAAAACTAAAAAAGTGGGTTATATTCCAATAGAGAGAGCCAGTGTTTGTTATAACTATAAACCATAAGGACATAGGTCCTACAGAATACGCAGTATACACTTCATCTGAAGCAGATAAAGAGAATATTAGCTATTTACACTGGCAAAAAGCTAATGCAAAGCAATGGGCACTAACAGATGATGGCTATGTAGCTCAGGTAATTAGCAAAAAGAGTTATACGGGTAAGGATAAAAAGATGTCCTACTATTATAGGATGCCTTTTGGCTATATTATGTGGAATCCAAAGTACCCTAATAAAAAATTTGCTTGCGGAGGAAGAGTTGCAAACAATACATTCACAGGTCAAGGATGGTTAGATGTGAAAGTAAAGTCTGAAGACTATCAATCCTTAGCGATGTGGGCGGCTTTAACAGAAGATAGAGAGGTTGCCATAGACCAAGTATTTGGTCCAGTTAGTGTAAGTAAAAGACGTAAGTTAAAGCGTCATATGAGAACGGAGGTCTTTAAAAAGATGAAAAGAGACGAAGCACAGAAGTTATTAACCGACAATATGTTGGATGCAGACTACTTTATTGATTTAATGAAGAAGGGAGTAGATATTGCATTAAAGAAAGAAGATGTTTCAGGTATACGTGGGTTTGTAAACGATGGTATGGAAATACACGGAATGAAGGATAAAGAGACAGTAACGGTTACTGATAGGCTTGAAGCAACACAGACTAGAAAGCTTATTGATAATATTAATGCAGAAGAAGATAAGCTAATTGCATCAAGGACTGTAAAGTTACCTTTAAAGGAGGGCAAATGAGAATGATTTATTATTACGAATCAATGATAGAAGCTGTTAACTTCCCCGGATGGGAACTGTATATATTTTTAAACACTATGTTGTGGATTAGTATTATATTAAGATTAAGTAGAATTGAAAAAAATACCAGTAAGGAGGTAGCAGAATGACGGAATTAGCAATGTTATTAATATTACTACTAGTAGTAATTAATAGTAAGTTATGGAATAATGGATATTGGAAGAAGTATGGTAAGTATGGACAATGGATATCAAAGAAGCTGTAAAAGTAGACGACTACGAGCAAAAGTACGCAGCACAACAAGCTTTAAAGAAGTTAAAAAGTAATGTTGGTCTGTTTGGTGTCACAATGTTTCCAACTGCCATTAATAAATCAGTACCCCCATTCCATCACGAGATATATAGGAATCTGGCAGATGAGTCTAAGAAGCGTGTACTAATTGCCGCACCGAGAGGTACGGCGAAAAGTACAGTGACCTCCTTAATTCTACCCCTTCATAGAATAGCTTTTAAGCCATCTGCCAGTGACTTATTTATTGTCATTGTATCAGAATCGCAATCACAAAGCATAAACTTTTTATCAAGGATTAAGTATCACTTAATTCATTCACAAAACTTTAAGGAGATGTTTGGAAATTATGGACCAGAAACAGCCAAAAGGTGGACGAATAATGACATTGTTCTTAGTAATGGTGCACGGATTGTTGCTGTGGGAACTGGACAGCGTGTACGGGGATTTATCGAGGGTGACACTCGTCCTAATCTCATCGTCGTTGATGACTATGAGTCGGAGCTTAACGCCGCTACTGCTGAAGCTAGAGCAAAAAATAGGAAATGGATAACAGAGGCTGTAATACCTTCTCTCTCAGACGAAGGAAGAATCGTTATGATTGGCACTGTTATATCAGAAGATTGTTTCTTATATTGGGCTAAAGAATCTCCAGTATGGAAAGTTCTATGGTATTCAATATATGATGACGATGGAAAAAGTATTTGGGAAGAAAGGTTCCCAGAGAAACGAATACAGGATATAAAGACAGAATTTGAATCGGTTGGAAACCTAAACGGTTTTTACCAAGAGTATATGAATGAGGCACAGAGTCCTGACGATGCACCGTTTAAACCGCAATATATTAAACTACATCACTACACCTTTAAATACTTGGATGGAGACAGCGTTCTCATTGGTAAGTCGGGTGGCAAAAACATTAAAAAACCAGTTAACGTCTATTGTGGCATCGACCCTGCTTCTAGTTTATCTAGGAGGGCTGACTTTTTTGTTATTGCTACTGTCGCACTTGATGCTGATGGTAATATTTATATACTGGATATTCTCAGAGATAAGGTTGACCCTGCGTACCAACCTGAGAAAATTATTGAAATATATAAAAAGTTTCGTCCTAAAAGAATGACTATTGAAACTGTGGGCTATCAAGAGGCACTCCGGGCTAACGTGAGAAAAATGATGCTTGAACAGAACCTGTATATACCGGGACTAGAAAAAGGCATAAAACCAAGACAAAGAAAATCCGAGCGATTGTTGTCCTTGGTAGCCCCACTAGCTAAAGGAGAGTTTTTCTTTAGACCAGAAGACTTACACGCACAACAAGAATTTCTATCTTACCCTAGGGGTAAGCACGATGATATACTAGATGCAATATACTATGCACTTGATAAGGCGAAGCCTTCAAGGCAGAAACAATATATAAATCCAGAAGATAGAAAAAGTAAGTCGAAAGTCCTTGACTGGATGACATTATAATAGGTAAGTTTATACGGGATGGCTTACAGTAACAAAGATTCAGAGAAATCTAACGAGGAACTTGTAAACGAAACGCACGACATTTTTAAGACTTACTCTAGTAAGCGAGAAACGTGGGCGAATCAGGCACAAGAAGATGCCGAGTTTAGATTAGGTAGACAATGGTCTGCTGAACAAACACGTGTTTTACTCGAGAGGGGTCAAGCACCTTTAGTTGTTAACCGTATTCATCCAGCAGTCGAAGCCGCTAAGGCTCTACTCACTTCAGGAAAACCACAATTCAGAGTTTCACCAAGAGAAGATTCCGACAACAAAGTTGCTCAAGTCTTTAACGGTTTACTAGAATATATGTGGTACATATCTGACGGGACTCAAGCACTCCGAAACGTGATAGACGATTATTATACTATGGGTATGGGAGCTATGTGTGTATATATTGACCCCTTGAAAGATTATGGACGAGGAGAAGTCTGTGTACACGACATTGACCCTTTAGATGTTTATATTGACCCTAACTCCCGACATAGAATGGGAGATGATGCTGAAAACATAGTTATTAGTAGATTGTTCACAAAGGAACAAGCAACGACTATGTATCCTATTTATGAAGAGGCTATTAAGAATGCCTCTACAGATTTGTATACAGATAGACCAGTAACGGAAAGAGTCGATGATAAAGGAATTATATTTCCAGAAGACACCGCTACTAAGACGCACGTTGGTTTTGGGGTTAACAATGAGTATATAAGAGGATACGAAAGATACACTAAAGTTTGGGTTAAGCGTTATCACGTAAAGAATAACATTAACAAAAGCGAAGAAACCTTTGATGAAGAAGGATATACAGAGTTTACTCAAAGAATAGCTGTAAAAATAAATGGTCAAGTTATTCTTGACGAAGAAAAAGCAGGGCAAATTGTTAGTAAGCTTACTGAGGAGTTTGAACAGCAACGCCAACAAGCTGAGATGCAAGGAGTCGATGGACCTGAATTACCAGAAATAGAACAGGTCCCGTATTCACAATTAATTCAAGAAGGTTTGATGGAGAGCGTGTCCGTACCAATGCAACGCATAAAGATGTGCGTTATAATGGGGGACAAGTATTTGTATTCTAGAGTCTTACCTATTGAACATTATCCCATCGTTCTATTTATGAATATTCATAACAGGACACCCTACCCAGTAAGCGATGTTCGAATGGTTAAAGATTTGCAAGAATACATAAATAAGACACGCTCTCTTATCATTGCACACGCAACAACAAGTACTAACACAAAGATTTTAATACCAGCAGGTTCTGTAGATATGAATGATTTTGAGCAAAGATGGGCACAGCCCGGAGTTGCTATAGAAGTGGATATGGACCAAGGGGCTCCTCAGCCTATTCAGCCAACACCACTTCCAAGTACATTGTACCAAAATGAACAAGTAGCCAAAACAGACATAGACCATCAACTAGGTTTATACGAATTAATGCAAGGGAACGCCGAAGCCGCTCCACACACATACAAAGCTACAATATCACTTGATGAGTTCGGACAGAGAAAGATTAAATCTAAGCTTCAAGATATTGAGATGGCTTTAGCCAGAGTTGCTAAAGTAGCAATACCTATAATGCAACAACTTTATAGAGCAGAAAAGATTGTTAGGTTAGTACAGCCTAATAACTCTCTAACGGAAATAGCTATTAATAAGAAGATGTATGACGATAAGAGTGGTGAAGTAAGCGTTATTAACGATATCTCCAGAGGGGCTTTTGATGTTATTGTTGTAACAGGGTCAACTCTACCTACAAATAGGTATGCACAACTTGAGATGTATATGGACGCTTATGAAAAAGGAATTATTGACAAGACTGAAGTATTGAAAAAGACAGAAGTATTTGACCAAGAAGGTGTCTTAGAAAGAACTGACCAAGTTGGACAAATGCAGGGTCAATTAAAACAACAAGAAGAAAAGATTAAAGAATTGAAAGGTGACTTACAAACAAGAGAACGTGAAAACTATCACTTGAAACAAGCCGCTGAACTAGAAAAATTCAAAGGGAAACTCGATGGTATCTCAACCCAAGGCAAAGCCTCTGGAAAGATATTTGAAAGCCGATTGGATGATGTACTTGGACAGGCTAAACAAGGTATGCGTGAAGCAAACAAGGAAGCCAAAAAACAACCTATACCCGGTACCAAGTTTTCCGGCTAGGGCAAAGTAAAGGAACTGAGAATGATAGAACAGGAAGTTACCCCAGATATGGAAATAAAGGGCACTACTGAGTCACAACCAGTTAGTGAGGATACAAATCCTCTTGAAGGTTTTTTTAGAGCCAATGGACTTGATGCAGAAGAAGCTCCGATAGACCCATTCGATACGAATGAGATAACACCGGATGTACCTCAGACTCAACAAGGGCAGGAAACTCAAAAAGAAACTCAAGATAACGATGAAAAGCGTTATCAGTATTGGCAAAGTGAGGCAGATAAAGCGAGGAATCAAAATGCACAGATGGCACAACGCCTACAAGCATTGGAACTCCAAAGCCAGTCACCTCAGCCTACAGTAGAAAGTGCACCAGAAGAACCGGATAGAAGTTTTCCGCCACCACCGCCAAAGCCGGCTAAGCCTAGAGCTTATAATAGAGCTGAAGCGATGGAAGACAGTACTTCTGAATCTGCTAAGTACCTCGATGAAGTTGACGATTGGAGAGACGAGATGGATGATTATAACAGATTACATTCTGAGTATAATCTAGCTCTTGTTGAAGAGGAAAAAGCTAAGATGCAGGAAGAGAGAGATAACGTGATGAGACAACAAGCAGAAGCTCAGAGCAGACAGCAACAAATGTCACAAATGGCTGGACATTTAAGAAGTAGTTATCAAGCTAGTGATGAGGAGATAGGTCAGTTCGTAGAGATTATGGACAAACCTGAATCTGTTACTATTGATAACTTGTTTAAATTGTTTAGAATGCAGTCTGGAAATCAGGCGGCAGGTGGTCCTATAACAGAGACTAACCCAAATGAGTCGTTTGAGCAAATGCAACGAGCTCAGCAAGTTCCCACTAGTATGGGAGTTATGCCATCTCAAGGTAATGTTCAAGGTAGTACGGAAGATAATATGATGGATTCGATGGTGACCGCTTACAAAAAGCAGAACCCTTGGGGTTCGTAAACAATAACAAACAGGAGTAGACTATGGCAAATGTATTTAGTCATAAAACAGGTGTAGCTCCGGGTGGCGTATCAATAGATGATAACCGCCGGATTTATAACTTTGGCGAGAGAGTCGCAGAGTTAGCACCACAGCAGTCTCCGTTTTTTGTTTATCTTAGCAAAATGGCTAAAGAAGCTACTGATGACCCAGTATTCAAGTTCCTTGAACAGCGTCATCAATGGCAACGTAGAGATTTTGTTTTAAAAACAGCTATAACTACTAACATTGCAAAAGGCAATGATAGTGCAGAGTTAAAGCTCGTTTGTGGATATGACAAATTCGGAGTAGAAACAGCCGCAACTGCGGCACCTCAATTTCTTGTCCTCAATCAAGTATTAAGGATTGGCGGTAAGGCATTTAAGGTAAAGTCAATAGTAAATGTAGGTACAGGACTAAACGCAACTTATGCGGCTGGTACAGTAGGGACTTACACTTCAGTAACGTTGACTGCATTAGAAGCATCAGGTACTATCGCCGCTGACAAACTAGGTCAGATAATTGGTAGTGCATATGGTGAAGCAACGGTTGACCCAGATGGGTGGAAAGACGAGCTATACACAAGAGAAGGATATTGTCAGATTTTTAAAACTGGCATTCAACTTTTCTCGGGTACAGCTTTAGCCACTCGTTATAGAGGTCGTCCAGACGAATATCGCAGAGTATGGTCCAGTAAGTTAATGGAACATAAGATGGACATTGAACACGCTATGTTGTTTGGTGTTGGTGCAGCTGATGAATCAGCATCACCGTCTGGTCCTATTCGTTACTCACACGGAATTGTGCCTTATACTTTGGCTAATGGAAAGAACTACGCTTTCTCTTATGCTAATAGTACTTATGACACATTCATCGATTCAATGAAGGACTTCTTTGCTCCAGAGACTGGAAACAGTGGAGACAAGTTGGTTCTTTGTTCTCGTACAATCTTGGCTTGGTTACAGAAGCTAGGTGCAGATGGATTCTTGAATAACACTGTTACTTCTAGCTCTTACAAGTTAGATGTTCAGAATATTCAGGGTGCATTTGGACATCAGGTAACAAAAGTAAATACCATTTTTGGTAACTTACATTTTGTTGCTGAGCCTCTGTTTAGAAACCAAGACGATAATATTGCAATAGCTATTGATATGGCTAATGTAAAGTATCGTCCATTAGCTGGTAATGGTATCTCAAGAGATACTCACATTATCACTAATGTACAGGATAACAATATGGACGGAAGGAAAGACATCGTAATGACCGAAGCAGGTCTAGAGATATCTCTTCCAGAGACTCACGCTTTAATGACTTTTGGAGCGTAAGTAAGTTAAATAATGGGGGGTTTTCGGACCCCCCTTATTGAAAGGATAATATGTCACTAAGCACCAGAATAGCAAACTACACAAATAGCGTATCAGGCGAGAACATTACAGATGCTCTTCAAAAAGCAGTTGACTACACAGTTGCTATAATAGGTCAAGTTAACCCGGGTTTACTGCCTTCTCTTTCTGAAGTGGTTACTGTTACTGATAATACTTTGTCAACTGGTTATGATTATTACGCAGGCAATAAAGCAATTTATGTTTTAAAAGTCGAAAGAAGTGATGGTGTTTCTACTTATAAAGTTTGTAACCCAGTACCAGATACGCAAGCAAGAGATGCTTTTGACACAGCAAGTATTTATTACGCTTTAGCCGATAACCCTGTTTATTGGATAACTGAAAACAATAAGTTATTTATGGCACCATTAGCTACTGTTGGAACAAACAGAGGTTTTAAAGTAACTATCGTTACAGACCACACAGGAAGAATAATAAGTGATGTCAATGAAACAGTTGGACAGATACCTAATAATTTTATAGAATTAATAGTACTACACGCATCTGAGTGTGTACTAATGGAAAGGCTTTCAGACTTTAGAGCAAAGCTACCTACAGATTTAGACGCTGATACAACAGCGTTTGACCAAATAGCTGATATTGATTTAACTATTACAGATACTTTCCCTGCGGCAGAATATCAAGATGCTTTAGATAAAGCACAAAACCTTATTGATGGAACAGCGATGGGTGGAGATACAGAGCCTGAAAGTGCTCAATATTGGTTAGCTGATGAAGACGAAGATATGGTTTCTTCTACGCTAAACGTTGCAGGACAAGAATTAAGTAGAGCTCAAGCAATACTAGGTGAGTTTAATACTACAATAAATGCTAATGTAAGTATAAAGAGTCAAGAGTTGCGAGAGTTTCAAGCCAACCTACAGAAGAAAATGGGATTATTCGATAAGATTATTCAAAAATTAACAGTAGATTATCAATGGACTCAAGGACAATTACAACTGGTAGGAAGTAAAAAACAAGAATTTATCCAGACTAGTATTGGAGGCGTTGGCATAAAAGACAACCCTAGTGAGAGCAAAGCTATATGAAACTAAAAGAAATGATAGAAAGAGTACAGCAACATCATCCTAGTATGGGAACAGTAGAAATAATTAGATATTTAAATGATGGTATGAACGATATGGGCTTTAGAACAGAACTTATAGAGTCTATAGATACATTTTCTACTGTAGTTGGACAAAGAGTTTATCCTCTAAAAAAACATATTATAAAAGTTAAAGGTGTGGATTACGATAATAAAACTATAAAGAAGCTTATAGGTAGACCTACTGAAAGGGATATAACGTAATGGAAAGAACAAATTTAAATATTAGTCAGAATTTATGGTGGACAGAAAGAGATTCTGTTCTAATTGCTTACTATGATTCAACTACGGGTAAGTTTAACTCTCCTACGGTTGTTAAACAAATAAATTTATTATACATACAAAGACCGGACAAGTTTTTAGTTCCGGGAGAATCTCCTGAAAGAGATGGATTTACAACTGCAACTACAAGTGCAGTTACTGGTGCTTATCTAGGAACAGAATTAGCAGGAACAGACTTAGCTCCTACAATGCAAACTACACAATACTTAACGCAAGATTGTGAGATTCCAGAACAATTTCACGAAGCCTTGGTAAATCGTGTTATAGCAAACGGATATGAAAGAAAGGTTGAAACATTGCCTCTCTCAAATCACTATATGCAAAAGTATGAAATTGGCATTAGGAAAGCAAAGGCATATGCTTTTAGAGGGAGAGACGGTTCTAAGCAAACAATCCAACCAATGGATTTTTAAATGAGTGTAAAATTTAGCGATATAAGTATAGCTTTCAATACAATAGCTTTTCCGTTTAATAACATTCTCCTTGGTTTATTTGTAAAGGGAACACCAACAATTAGAGTTATAAGAGCAGTCCCGACTGTGTTTACAAGAACTGCAAAACCAGCTCCACCAGTATTTAGTAAAGTCACTCCAGTGACACCACCGGTCTACACAAGGGTAATATAATGGCAGGAAGTTTATCAAGTCCTAATCTAGTAAAAGACGTTTACACAAAACTTGTATGGTATAATACAACTGATGGTAAAATGTACAGAGATAATGGAACATCAGATGTAGAAGTTTTACCAAACTTAGTAACAGGTAATATACTAAAGCATCAAACAGGTAGTACTGTAACATCAGGCGATTTGTTTCAAATTTTAAATAATAGCACAAAAGTGTTCTCTGTAGATTATCAGGGAGCAGTGCACTTAACCCCAAGAACATCGGCACCATCTGACAATGCGGAAGGCACTGTTTACTACAACAGTAGTGAAGATTCATTGATGGTATCAATAGAAGAATAAAAGAGAGAGTTTACTATGGCAAAAGTATGGAAAAAACTCCAGCGGTCAGATGCAGATTACACAGGAAATGTAACTGGTACTGTCGATGGAGAAACAGCGGCAAATATTAAAACAAAAGCAATAGCTGGTGCGGCATCAAAAGTAGTTACAGATGCGGCATTTACAAATAACGTACTGAATGTAGCCAATGCAAACGATGCGTTAAAAAATGCAAATACAACAGCAACTGATGTTGGCTTAGGGAATGTAACTAATAAAAGTGAAGCTCAGTTATTAGCAGGTAATTTAACAGGTACTATCGGTGGTACTGCTATAGCAACAGTCAAATCTGGTGCCGCTTCAGGGGCAACAGCGAATCAGGATTCAACTTCTACTATTTTAAGTGGAACTTTAACAGGTAACGTAAGTGGAACAGTAGACGGAGTTGCCGTAGGTACAATTAAAGCAGGAGCGGCTTCTGGTGCAACAGCTAACCAAGATAGTACATCTACTATACTTGGAGGCAATTTAACTGGTCAAGTTGGCGGAACAGCAGTTGCAACGATTAAATCCGGTGCGGCAAGTGGTGCTACTGCAAACCAAGATTCAACAAGTACTATATTAGGTGGGAATCTAACTGGTTCGGTTAGTGGTACAGCAGTCGCAACTATAAAGAGTGGTGCGGCTTCAGGTGCGTTAATAGCTCCAGCTTTTGACACATCTGGTTCTTCTCCAATAATTAAGGTAGCTAACGCTCCATCAACAATGATAAACTCGAATACGACAGCTTCGGATGTTGGACTAGGAAATGTAACTAACGCAAGTCAAGCTACTATTCAATCAGCTACTCTTAGTGCGGCTACTAAAGCTGATGTCGGTTTAAGTGCTGTTGATAATACAGCGGATAGTGCTAAACCAGTATCGACTGCACAAGCAACTTCAATAGCATTGAGAGCACCTAAAGCTAATCCTACTTTTACAGGTACAGTAAGTGGAGTTAGTAAAACTCACGTTGGATTAGGCAGTGTCATTGACCAAGCAATTACCGTTGTTGGTGAAAAACTCAAGTTTGGTGGCGTAGCCCAAACAATTAATGCTGATAAAGTTGGTGGTAAAACAGTAGAACAGACTGAAGCATCAGCCTCTAGTACTGCACAATTAGCAATTATTGGTGGTGCACCGGGAGCATTAAACACTCTTGATGAATTAGCCGCCGCTTTAGGTGACGATGCAAATTATGCTACAGCAACTACTAACGCATTAGCAACTAAAGGCAAAGCACCAATGATTCTAGTAGCAGAAGATGTTGATGGAGACTCGACTTACACCAATGACCCAGCAAGTGAAGTTGTTGGACAGATTGGAGTGTTTGGTGGTAATCAATATATAGTGGTAGACATCTAATGGCTAGGGAAATAAAGAAATTCAAACTAAGTGATTTAACGATTACAGTACCCGACAATGGACAGTGGGAGGGTATGGAAGCATACCCTTACGCTCCTATCAAAGAATCTCTTTTAGCTAAAGGATATAAGCCAGCAGAGTATAATTATATATGTGCAGATACAGACGGCAATGTAATGTATGGCTCACGAAGAGTTTGGTTAATGAAGAAAGATATGAGTATGGACCAGTCTACTGAAGTAGATTGTGAGATTATGACTAAATCTGAATTGTATGCTGAGCTTAATAAAAGATTGAATGATGATATGAAAGATTTACTTACAACCAAAGATGAAAATGGTGATTTAGTGCCACCTAAAAAATCTACAACCAATATAGAGGGAGGTGTGTCTAATCTTATGAAGCATCATAAGAAAAAAGCTAACATTGCAGGATACCCGTATGACTATAAAGTGGATGGAAAAGTTGTTGATGCGGGGAAATCATAATGGGATTTTGGGAAAACGCTAAAGATACGGTAAAAAGTCTTAAGCCAAAAGAAGAAGTAATAGACCTACAAGCTAAACTTTCTAAATTAGAGTTGTCAGATATAAGTTATCTAGAAGGCTTAATGAAGGAAAGAACCTACAGGGGTATGGAACTTGAACAGGCTACTACTACTTATTTAAAAGTTAAGTTTATAAAACAAATGCTAGAGCAAGGAGATAGTAATGGAGAAACAGAAATTAAAGACAGTTAAATGCACAACCCAAGAATTAGAAGGAATTTGTAACTTATTAGAAAAAGTTAACGTAGGGGTTAAAGATGGTATGTGGGTGTATGAGATGTATAAAAAATTTGCAAAGACATTCGAAGAAGCCGCTGAAGCAGACCCTGACTGGGTTCAGACTGAAGAAGATGAAAAAGGTGCCGGAGAAGGTATAGTCAATGGCTAAAGTTTGGAAGAAATTACAGAGAAGTGACGCCCCCTTTACTGGAGACGTTACAGGTACTATTAATGGTGCTTCTGCTTCTGTAATTAAAAGTGGTTCTGCATTAGGTGCTTCATCTAATCAGGATTCTACATCGACCATTCTTGCTGGTACTTTTACAGGTAATGTAACTGGAAATATAGACGGTGTTTCAGCCGCTACTATAAAGACTAAAGCAGAAGCCGGTTCCGACGCTAAGAGTGCTGTAGATGGAAACAGTGCTATCACTATGGTAGGTGGTTCATTAAGCATTGGTACTATTGCTAGTGGGGTTTATCCATTTTCTGTAGATAGTACAGGCAATTTAAAAATTAAGAATGACGAGTTTCAAGCTCTTGCAGATGGTACTGTTAACTGTAAAGGTAGCTTTACTATCAATCAAGATGCTTCTAGTAACTCTAAAATAGAATTAGCTGGTTCAAGTAGTGGTACTGCTACAGTATTAGTAAATGGTGCTAACCCTACATTTGACCTTGGTGGAGCTACTCCACTTGGAACTGCTACATTACACCTTAAAAGAAACTTAACAAGTAACCAATCTAGGGTTCAATTTAGAACAGGTAGTTCTGGTTCAGAGTTTACTATAGGTAACTCTAATAATACCGGACTAACAACACAATATGCTATACATACAGGACCATTATGGAGTTCTGGTACTGTAGCTGAAAGAGCTTTATCTTTTGATGCAGATGGTAAGATGGGTATGTATTCTAATAGTAAGACTGTTGCAGGATTTACTTTTGGTAGTGATGGTACTAATAAACACGTTTACGTTAAAAATGGTGGACTTGGTGTTGGTGTAGCTAACACAACTGATGGAACCTTAGAAACATCCGGTGACACAACAGTTGGTGGAGACCTTGATGTTACTGGTACAGCTTTAACTGGTTGGCATACAAAAGATGTTATATGGGTAATGCCTACTGATTTTTATGTTAACGATGACCAAGCTTATTATAATATGGCGTTAGTAGATAGTGGTGGTGCTTTAAAACCAATGACTACTTCTTTAGAAGCTTATTGTAATATCCCAATTCCAAGTGGATATAAGGTAACTCATTTTAGAGTTAATGGTACAGCTAGTGTTGGTATAGCGGCTTATTACAGTGATTGCACAACTGGTGGTCAAACTAGTTGTCAGCCACCTACTTCTATATACACCAATACTTTATACGCTACAAACCCTAGTAGTGGTATAGCGGCTAATGATACTAGTGGTAGATATTTTATATTGAAATGGTCCTGTTCATCAACAAGTCATCAGCTTTATGGCGGATACTTAAAAATAGCGAAAATATAATGGCTAGAGAAAAAATGACAAGTGCAGGTTTAGAAAACCTCACTTCCAAACCAAGTACATACAAATCAAAATCTAAACTTGCTCACTTCTA